AAATATTCATCACTATTAGTATATACGCATACCCATACCCGAGATTATAATACGGTTTCTATTAGGTCGTTAAACGAGACCAAACAGAATTTTCTTGTGCTTCTTTAGTCTATGTTACTATCGCATAACCAGATTCAACAACTATAGTAGTTCCTGAGAAAAATTCCGCGAAAACGCGCACAGAAACGTTATAAAAGGTGTAGTGTATCCTATTATACCCATAGTTGGTATACAGATACTAGTGGTGAAACATTCACACTCGCGACAAAAGTTTTACATTTTAAAACAAAAAGTAAAAACAGGCTCGTTAATAAAACAAACGATCCCGCTCAAAGGAAGTTTGTTTAGTCTCCTCTAAGCAGGATGACAAATACGTTAGGAATCAACGTTCAAAATTCCAATCAATACCTGTTCATCTTTTTGCTGACATGTTCAGTAATTACGATCCAAACAGGTTCCCTCACCTTAGGGACACAGCTTGCAGTAACAGCTGTCTTACTTAACTTTGTAAGGCATGTTGTTCGACAAAAGAACAAGAAGCAAGCCCGCTTTTATGTCCATAAAACATGGAGAAACATCAAAGCAACGTTAACGGAAACCAAGGAAAAGACTGACCAGATCAAGAAGTACATCAATGGACCATTGACTCAACATCAGGCTAAAGCTCAAACCTTTGCGATGATACAATTCATGGCGAGCTCAATCCTCATGTTCATTCTTGACTTTGTCATTGAAGGGTACATAGACTTACCGGAACTGGTTCAAAATAACATCAGATTTTGGATGGGAGTATACATAATATTGTGTACATACAAGACTTGGAGGAACACCACCCACAAGAAGACCCAAACAACTTTGAGAATGACTGTCCTAACCATCACATTGACCTGTATGGCGGTTTCAGCTTTCAACCCGGAAATGACAGAAGCACAATCGGAAAAAGCATTGAGTGAAGTCTACGAAAAATCTCAAGGGATTTCTCAATTGCTGGAAATGATTGTCGCTGATTTTGGGAAACACCAGAACATACCAACCCGGAAGACTGGAAAATCAACGAAAAGGAAATTTTTCTCTGCCTATCGACTTAACAAACATCGGATGGAAGAGTCTGAACGCTTGTTAAAAGAGCTAGACGCTGAAATGAAAACGATCAGGAGAAAAGCCCGGATTAACAGTGTGAGAAGAGTAATACAAAAAATCCTCAGTCCAATCACCAAAACCAGAAACTGGGTGGTCGATTGCATGGTTGTATTTACTTTTATCTACCACAGGATGACTACAGCGACGGCTACAAGGAAGGTACTCACTGGAAGAAAACCAGCACCATTGCCGAAGGAACCAGAAGACCTGACTTTCATGGAGATGTTCTTTGAGTATCTATTGACAATGGTCATCAATGCTGTAAAGCACACGATTGTTCTGGTTTTTGAAACTGCCTGGATCTACGTCTTCAGCTACATGTTGTTTATGTGGCTGGTCAAAACAACGGTTCAAAATAAGCCATATGCAAAAAGAGGTAAATTTGTTGACTTTCTATTAAGGAAGATTATATACAGACTACCATGCCCGTTTTTCAACATCCCATACTTGAACATCAAATCAGGGAGAGCAATGAAAAATGACGTGCACGATGAAAGAGATCTCTATCTTTTTGAAAAAAGTAAGAGTTTTGCCTTTTGCGGCGAGTGCAATTGCACTGGTCACCAGGCTTCGGAATGTTTCAACGTAACCGGGAGAGAGATCATTGGCCACCCAGATAGGATTTCTCCACTGAAGGCTCTTGAAAATGGTCTATATGTACACCCCTCAGTGTATAACAGATTCAGAGTGAGGCAAAAGATATTTGACCAAGCAACGGACAAAGTAAAAACCGTTGAACCTCTGTCAAAGACTTACCAAGCGTACAATGCTATCACTACAGCAGAAGCAAAGAGCTCCAATGCCAACTCCGAGTTTGGGAATTCAGTCCTGATGCCAGTTGAGAAAAGGAGCAAACTGCTAGGTTTCTCTCAACCTAGAGCTGAACAAACTTGGGACCCACTTCATTTGCAAGTCAAGAGACAAGTCAAAGAAATCATGGACCAGGATTCGATTGAGTATAGAGCAAAAGAAACTCACACTCCAATTGACTACGATAAAAAGCAAGGGAGCCAGGGTAAAACCGAAGAAGAAGAAGTTCGTTCGTCTGGATCAAAACACTTTAATTTCGAAGGAAAAGTGTGGAAAGTGAGTTCTACATTCGAGAATGAAAAAGGTAAAATACCTCATATCGAAGCAACAACTGAGACAGAACCGATACCACTGAAAACAGGAGCACCAACAAAGGTTTACATCGAACCGAATTGGACATTCCCAAACGGTAGTTGTGATGTAGTCGTTAACTCAGCCCACGAGAATTTCGTTGGTACAGGAGGTATTGCAAAAGCTATACAGGACAACTGCCCTCAGACATTGAAAATGCTCATACACTGGAAAAACCGGAAAACAGGCACTTTCCCATGGAGGATGATAATGGTTACAGATGGATGTAAGAACTTTCCATATGTTTTCAACCTCAATGCTCCGCAGAGAAGAGAAGGTAACCTCAAACAAGTTTATGAGGACCTATTCTTTTTCTATAGTAGGTGCATCATAATGGCTGGGTCAAGAGATTTGGACATCACAATACCGATGCTTTCTACGGGGATTTACAATGCTCCTGGTATGGAAGAAATTTCAGCTCTTGCCGCGTATGACGCTTGCATGAAAGAATGTAAGTTTGACACCAAAGTCATATTTGGAGGGAAAAACAGCAAAGCAGCAGCTATGTTGGAAAGAGCCTTGGCCACTGACAGAAAAACGATTGAAAGTGAATTCACACCACAAATTGTGAAGGAATTGTGCACCACTAGCCTCAAAGAAGCTAAGAAGATTGCAGAAAAACTTTCGGGATCTGGGGAAGCCGACAACTTGGAAAAGAAAATACCGGAAAAAGGTACATCGAAAAATGAAAGAGTTTCTTTGCCATTCACGAGCAAATTTAATGGCGCTAACGTTCTTGACAAATTCAGGATCAATAAGTGTACCATTACCATTGTGAATAAAGCACCAGACTTTATGGAAGGATTTACGATCCACACACCTGAGGCTTTGGCTAAAAATATCAAGCCAAAATGCTTCACGAGATGTGTCTTCCAGAAGGACCAAGTCCCGGATTCCATCTTCTACGAAATTGACGGACCTGTCTTTTTGTGGTTTGATGAAAAGAGTTTGACCAATGATGCCATCAAGAATAGTTGGACCATTTCAGGGTTTTCAAAGACCGAGAAGAAATTGGACTTCAAGAACAAATCTGTTTACTTGGCAGGCATTGACGGAGTGGCTTCAGACGAAGATATCGTTTCTTTCTTCACAAGGATAACGTGCCACAAAGCAAGATTCACATTGACGGACGATATCTCAATTGACGGGAACACCGATTTTCTTGAGATTTTCTGTGACTACATGAGGAAAATGAATTACTTCTACACATCAACCAGAAGTGACATGAAGACAATTCTTGACTACCATAGGACAAAACAGATGGCCACCTTCACTCAGGCTAGAATATCTTGCTATTATAAAAGTGACTTGAAGATCTTCAATGAAAAACTTGAAGAACATGTCAAGTTTGTGGAGGAAAACTACGCAGATGCTATTTCTACTGAAATACAGAAAAAGCAGAAAATTGTTGAACAACACACGTCTAAGATGGATGAAATGAACATTGAATACAATTCCTGGGAAGACAGATGGGAAGACCAATGCAACGGTGAAGATATCAAAACTCATTTTTCACAGGCTGAATTACATGAGTTATCTGAACAAATTGCACTCCGAGATGACCAAGAGGACTACTCAGCCAGAGATCAAGGGAAGACCCTTACGGTTTCGTTAAATGTAGAAGCCACAGAATTCACACCGGGGAAGAAAACATACCCTGCGAGAAGTGGTTCACCAGTCTCAAAACACATGATGTGTCTTCTCATAGTGTGTGTCATGATCGCATGTGTATCCGCCTCCTTGACTGCACCTATCGTTGGAAACGATGAAGGGTTTGCTTGTAAAGGGTTGGGTTACGTTTATACCATTGACAGACCAAAAGACGTTGGAAACATGGAACTTAGGTTTACGGATCAGATAAAGAGAGATTACCACTGTCAGATGAAATTGGCCAAGGGCAATTGTCTTACAAAAAATGGGATCACAAGGAATGTAAATGAACCAGAAATCGACATCACAACTGAAACCTGGGAATTGATGAAAAATATCCCTCTTTGTAAAGGAGACATCTCCAAAAGAACCAAGAAAAGGTATTTGTTTTGTGAATATGATGCTCCATACCAATTGGACAACATTGTGACAATCAATGAAGAAGGTCATCGTTGGTCGTGTGAAATCCAGCCTCAGGAACTGATCACAGATGATCCATCAGTTTATACCCTATATGATGACTTTGAATTGCATCATGCGGTTCGAGAGTATCGAAAAGAACTGGTGAAGGACATGAACATGGCCATACAGAACAAATTGACAGAGATTGTGATGCCTGACAGATGCCCCAAACACATGGGAAAAACGATAGCCTCCACATATTGCGTCTATGACCTTTATGATGATGATTTGGCTAAGTTTGAAGTGCACCAACAACAGGTAAATTGTTTACGGACAGATCAATCTTGCAAGAGAATCGTAATGGACTATATTGCTAATTCATTTGAGATTGCCATCGATGAAGACTTCAAGGGCTGCACCTATACCACTAACGGCTGCATCCACTATGACCACCTTTACTATTGTAAGGTAGCTGGTACATGGAAACAGGAGGAAGGACCTTTTGAAGTTGTGGAAAGAATATCCATGACAGATCAAGAATGTGCCGATCTTATTGCAGTGATCACTAATGATACCATCGACTCGCAGGAAAAGACCTTGTATCTCGAAGAGAAGCCGGCAGCTGTATACGAATCTGTAAAAAGAGCTAACGTTGCAGAAATCATACCCGACAACTTACAAATGGAGCAAATTGTCAAGATCGCTGATGACCAAATCAAGAAGATTGAACAATGCGTTGGGGGCCTGTGTACGAGCCACTCTGGAAACTTGTCTTTTGCAACGACAAGAGACCCCAAGAGCAGATGCGCACAGTTCAGAGACTTGTCAGATTTTCTCAGCCTAACCGAAGAGGAAGCAGAAGAAGATTGTAATATGACTGAAACGAAAACCATTTACTGGAGGGTGTCTAATCCCACTGCTATGTACTACATGATAACAAGAGAATTGCCAGGTCTTACTTTGGACTTTGCTCTATACAATGCTGTAGGGCGTAGAGTAATTCTGAGTACGTATTGCGGAATTTGGACAACTTGCCGGGACGTGATGATCAAGAAAGACACTTGTGGCCCCATTACGGGAATAAGTGACATCGACAATTGGTATCATGAGCAATGTGTTTTGGCAGTCGGCAATATCCATGTCCAAATCTTTGGAGGAGACCTCAAAATCGAAACGACTGGAGAAGAAACGTCGATTGCACCAAGTGACGTCATTCAAATATGGAATTCAAAAGTTTCATGGTACAGGACCTGCACGGCTATTCCATACCCATACGTTAAGATGTCCGTGTCTGGAGAAGTTTTTTCCACCAAGGAATGGTTCTTTCAAGTAAGGCCTGATCAATACAACAAACCTGGTATGGCAAGATTCTACCCACATGAGAACAACACGTTGGAGAAAGCTATCTACGCACAATCAGACGACTGGCAATACAGCAAATACGTTGAGCAAGAATCAAGGACATTGTTTGGGGCCACACAGAGAGTTTTCACATCAGAAGACGGTACTGAGGTAACTGGATATGAAGAAGGGTTTATCCTTACTATCATTGACAAGTTTGTGATGTCGGTTGGGAAACACATCGCCCTTGGTACAGGAGTATGCTTGACGGTCACACTGATTCTCTCAATTGTCTACAACAAGATATACGACCAATTGCGCTTCTCAGACAGTGCATTTAGAAGATTCCTGGCAGACTCGATCTTTGCCTTCACTCTTTTCATCCTGTCAAACTTGGCAGTGAGATTTGGATTGGAATATGGAGCGTATATTGTTTTGACTGGACTCCCATTGGCGAAATTCATTTTCTGGAGAATGTCTGGAGATACTCCCAAAGATAAACAAAAGGGAAGCCATTATGTTTTCCTTAGTGTTGTTTTCACCTTTTGGTTGAGTACTGCGTTTTGCTACATGTACTTCTACTGGGCGCATTGGGACTTGCTTGGTAAAACTCTCATTGTTTTCTTTTCATATAGTTCTACACTGTTGAGCACAAAGAAGCCCTGGGAACACAACAGTTACTACACCGACCACAAAACGATGATCAGATGGTTGAATTACCTGGCCGATGAAGATCCAAATTGGCAATCAACGTACTTTGCAGCAAAGAACAAGTTGATGAGAATTGCAGCTCAGACTGGACCAGAATTTGACAAGTTGAGAAGGGCCTTTTACAAGGGTAATTACTTCGAAACATTGAACACGGCTAGTGACAAGGGCAGGACAGGTTTCTACTGGGCACCAGTTGCACTACCGACGGTTGCTAGAGATTTTGTCAAAACAGAAGGGAAACAGACCTCTCTGGAAAGTTTGATCCATTCAGGAAACACCTCAAGAATAATCACAACGGGATTTGAACTTGAAGTACAGAGGCATTTGCAACAGTACACCTACAAGAACAACACAACCTTGCTTGGATTCACATCAGGGGACAAGTTGTATCTTCAAAGACATATTTTTGGTAGAGTGGAAGACGACGTTGCATTGCAAAAGGAAATTGCTGAGAAAATCAAGAATGGTACATTCCAAAATGAATTGCCCACACCCTTCAAGATCTTAAGCGTTGAACCGAGCGACAACAAAATGTACTACACATTTTTGATTGACGCGGAATTCCCGGAGTTTGAATTTGGAAAGTCAGAATATGGAAATGCTACCTTAGTAGGTAAAGATTTCAAGACTGGCAAGAATGTGATCCAGAAGACGGCTATGACACCAGACAATTTCCACTACAGTGATACCTTTGCTGGGGAATGTGGAAGCGTTCTAATCCAACATGACAAAATCGTCGGGTTTCACATAGGTAGCTTGACCTTCACCTCGGTCGCTCCTCTTGACTGTGGAAAACAGAGAGTTAATTTGTACATCAACCCAGATGGAACCATCAGAGATGAATTGAAAAATCTTGACACGACAAAGAACTCTGGCTTAGAACCCAAGATCGCATGCTCTGGACCCTATTTCAACAGTGTTTTTGTGAAATGGCTATCCTTCCTTTATGTTGCCAACAAAGGGAAATCTGTACAGGCCTTCACTCACCCCAACCCAAGGGATTTCAAAACAGTTGGAGAAATGGATGTCAACGTAGATAATTGCATTGACTCCACATGGACAATTGTAAGTAGAACACCAGGGATAACGAGCAAGCCAGACTACGTTGCCTTCATAAGAACAGGGCTAACTAAGATAGTTGACACACCGGAAGTGCTAAACTATTCACCGAAAATGCATGGTCCAAATGGTTATATGATGATCGAACCTCTGAGCAACTTCAAAGGCAGATTTATCGATTTGGAAGAAATGATGAGCTCATTTGACATGACATCAGTCTATGAGATTGAGAGTTCGGTTTATGATATCATAACCAAGCCTTATCTAGGGTTGAAAATGACGTATTTTGGAACGAATGTCATTACGAACTTGATCCATAGAGCCATCTTGATTGCATTCATCACCACCATCGACTGGTTGATTTGGCACCAATACAAGACACAAGGATTCTATAAGACTGTCACACTTGCCTATGGAGAAATGCCCCCGGTCTTCACTGACCTATACATCAACTTCATAAGGATTTGTGCTTGCGTGCTTCTGTTGCCGGCTCACTGTTTAAAGGGCCAATGGAAATTCACGCTGGTCACAATCATGCTCAGGGCATTTGAATATGGACTTGGAACAATATATGACTTCGACAGGATGTTGAGCTTTTTGGCTCCGTCTGGAAACTATGCTTTGTACCTATTGAAATCATGTGGCTTGTCTGCACTTTTGCTCATTTACTGGGCTATACTAGTGCTGAACATTGGGCGGGGCTTTTACATCAGCTTCACCACAGACATCTATGGATTCTATATGGTTTCACAACTGGCTGACCAAGGGTTCCTTAAAGGGCCGCTACTGAGTGTAGTTTCCGTGGTCTTCAATTCTGGACTCTTTTCGTTTGTTGGTTTGGGTGTCTGGGTCTTGTTTTTTATAACTTACCCTTTTAGAAATAATGACTCCACCAAGATAAAGCTAGAAGCAGGGAACACCAGACTGGTTATGAACAATGTGGCTGTCCATATTGTAAATGGACTAAAGCAATTGAATCTTGGAGAAAAATACTCAGATTTCATAACTTGGGTCGGTAAGAACAAGAACACTTGCAATGAATCAGCACTTTTCGAACAGATTTCGAATTATGTGGAGAAATTCTACGTAGACAATCCTGACTTCATTTCTGACTATGCTTCAAGAGCTTACATGAACGACGCAGAAATTGCAAACTTCCTGGCTAGTAAACATTCAATCACTGTCGAGGCCGCCAGACACGTGAGCTGCATGCACGATAATCTCTTTGTGCTTAAGCTCATCAGTCTTGTATCAGAAAAAGACGCCAGAAAATTCGACACAGCGATAAAAGACTTGGTTAAATGCAAACGTCTTGAACTGTCCGCTATATTGAGCCTGATGCATGACAATAAGTTTATTGTCAACAGCACGACTGAAATCCACCTGATAAGGAGAGACATCAATGCTCAATATATGGCCTTGTGTAAGCTATACAAGAACATAGCCGCCAAAAAAGAACCGACATACTGGCTTGGAGTTTTCCATGGACTGATTGACAAGCTCGCAGCAGATGACTTGAAAATAAATGTCTTGGATCATTATCTGGATATAGTTACAGCCTGCCAAAAAGATCTGGCTACAGTTGAAAGTTCCGATGCAGTGAATGAGCAAATGATTGCGCTTCGCAACATGATTGACACGCTGACAGCAGACAAAGAGGACCCGAAATTGACTAATGCTCAGAAGAAAGCTTTGAATAGAAAGATAAATGAACTTGAGCAAGAATACAGCAAGACCCGTAGAGATTTCCACAAAAGACTGACTATGGAAGAACAACAACGTAGAGTGGATCAAAAGAGACAAAGGTTCCAGCTTACTCAACAGAGAGAAAGAGCAGCAGCTGCTAGGACAAAACAGCATTTCACTGTGATACGAAATAACGCTCTGCTCCAAGTTGCCAACTACACATACATGGCTGCCAAACTCGCTGAACTGGGAGAAGACTACCCGACTGTGATTAACAACCTTAGAGAAAGGTTCAATGATAACTACTCAGAAATCATGGAGTATTTGGCTGACAAATTTGCGGAAAATCCAAAAGGAGCCCGACCTGTCTATGGAACAGATGACAAAAAGATCGCTCAACTGGAAAGTGACACTGTGAAACAACCGGGATTAAATGGAATGGTTTTACCGGACACACAGGCTGCCTATGTCTACACAATTGCTGAACCAGAATATGGGGAGAATTGCAGTATCGACTTCATCGCACCGTGCGGGGCAGAATTGGAACATACAGCCAAGAACCACCAAAAGTTTGCTTGTGGGAAGGCCTATTCAACAGCTTTGGCTATACACACCAACAAATGTCCGACATGTTTGAAACATTTCATGCAAGGTAAGATACCTCATCCGAAATGTGACAGAGTATGTAACACCCGTTCAATAACTGGGTACAGCATTGAGACCATTCTTTGTAGTGGATGTAAGAAATGTACTCGCTGTACTGGTTTGGCTAGAGGAGCTGGTGAAGAAAATCCTTGCAATTCTGGGATGCACCATGGGAAAGTTTGCCGAAAAACAACTTGCAGAAAGACTTGTATATTTGACCACCTCCCGACGATCACAACTTCGGTAGAGAGCTTTCAAGTATCCAAAATTGCAAATGTGAGTGACATAAACTATGGGTATGTCAGAACAAAAGATGGTTTCGACATATTTGCCACATTTGACAAGAAAAGAGCTTTGGTCGCACATATTGGAGACAATGTCCCGAAAGGTTTCATCAAAGTGAAATCCCCAGCTGCATACCGACACAACACTTTCAGTTTGAGCTTTGATGCCGTTACAGCGGGCATAATTTACTCATTGCTAAGTTATGTTAGTGCCACGACTCTGGAAAGCCTAGTATGTAGGCAATGCGACGGGAAAGCAACTCATGGGTGTAAGGAACACAGTGATCAGATCGAACATACATCAGGATATAAAGACGTAAGACCCTTCATGTACATTGATGGGCTGATATCTGATAAAGAGTACCTAAACGACCTTGTGATTGGATATGAAGACTCCAGGAGAGACGAAAACGTTTTCAACTTCGGATGTGCAAGCTGCACCGGAAAACAGAAACAGTTTTGTGCGGTCCAGAACAACGAGTTCAAAATCCCAAGAGGAATGCCACAAGCACTTGTCCCACTATATCACCATGTGGCCAATAACAGCCTGAAATGCAAAAAGTGTAATGGAGGAATCATTGGCGAAGAATGCATTTTCTGTAAAGGGATGGAAATAGCGAGAGGAGAAGTTGAAGGTGCACAGGATCCTTTAAACTCCCAGGGCGTCCTGATCGTCTCCATGTAATCAAGAACGACCAGGGCGCCTTTCTCGACTTGTCTGTTAATCAGACATCAAGCACAAGCGGCACAATCAACTTCAAGTGCAAGCAAAGTGTAGAGAAAGAGTACGACATCTACAAACGGCTGGACAAGTCCTCAGGCTTTGTACTCAAACACTCCCTTAAAAGAATTGAAGGCAAAAGGTATCTACTGAGACACAATATCTCTCCTCTAACATTGGCTGACGTCTACAAGGCGATCTTAGACAATGACTGGGATACCGTTTTCAGAGTCTTTGAATGTGAGATTTTCAAACAATCGGGGATACCATCACCGGTTAGAGTTTGTAAAATCGTCAAATGGTTTTGTTGCCCCCACTGTATGTACTTTCGAGCTTGTTTAGGCTATGTTATGCTAAACATTTACCTCAAGACATACCAATTTTGTAAAGACAACAGCCACGAATTCGACTTCAAGATGGTCTGCGATAATGTGGACTTAAATGGAGTTCTCGATTTCGAAGACTTTGAAGAGAGGAAAGGAGACGTTAACATCTGTTTCTATGAAATCCTCAACAGATTCCAAAAGATGTGGTCCAAATGTGGTTTGAATTTTATTTCAGACTTCGTCTTGCAGCACAATCCTGAAGACGTGGACGAATATCTAATGGATCTGAACATAGCCCTGAAGAAAATGCACAAAGATGGCCACCCCAATACTGGCAAGAGGGTCAGCTTTCAATTCTTCTGTGATCTCTTTCACTTCGAAGAACTTGAGAACACGAAACTAACTGATAACCTCATGGAAGTAAGACCATCATCATTCAAGACTGGATCTGAATGGTCAGAGTACTTGAATTTGTGTAAGAACTACAAAGTGAGATACGATGGGAACAAGCACATAATTAACTTCCCGCCTGACAAAGATGAGAAACCGATAGTAGGAAAGTACGAAAACGTTACCATCGCTCAGTGTGAGAGGTGTGAACTCAGCTCAGATGCAACTACATTGGCTGACTTCTCGAACCTAAACACTGTACTTTCTGAAACAAAAGTAGTAGCCACCGAATACGACCCATGCACAAATGTCGTATGCTACGGTAGGACAAAAGCAGCAATGCCGCACCCTCCTCCACAAGGTGTCTACGCGGACTCAAATTTGAAAGAGACTCTGTCACAGATTGGCTTCACAGTGAAACCACCAGGCTATATGCTTGCAGTTGAAGACGACCCGGAAACGACCCTCACAACGAATTTTGACTACTACAAGACTGACAAGACCGACATTCATGCAGAAATGAAACTGTACGGCAAGAACGAAAACGGAGATATATCGAATGGTATACAGTTTTTGGCATACATCTCAGTCCAAAGAGAACAAGATAAAATCAGAGAAGCTGGCAAAGAGAAAGGCATTAAATTTGCAGTCCAGCCCTGTGCTGAGCATGTGATAAAGAACCCGAATAAGAGCTCAGGCTATCCGAACAGGTTGGTGGGAAACGCCAAGACTTGGAGGACGGCTTTGACTGATGCTGAAAGGGATGTGGTAGTAAATCACAGGAAACATGCGCACCATCAGACGGTCATCTACGGACATGAAAAGTTCGCTATCACGGAGAAAGTGAAAAGTAGACCGATCTCTGGAATCTCTGTCACAGAAAGTGATGCTGGTAGAGCTCTCTTCAGCCCATGGCTTGAATCGATCAAAGCTTACCACAAAAAAGGAAAAATGGTTATTGGGTTCAACAAAGCTCATATCCATGACATCCTAGCAGACCTATTCCACCAAATAGACCCGTCAAAATCTACGCAAGCACCCATAACGTGGGCTGACAAAGAATACGATCTAATAGCGATAGATTTTCCGAAATGGGACCGCGGTTTGGCACCAGAGAGAACTATGGAATCCAACATCTCCATTGCAGAAATGTATGATTGGGAAGGACACACTCCAGAAGAGAGAGATGGTATATACAAAATGTGTATGTCAGAATATCTTAATACCACGCCCTCGATCACTGTTTTAGACCAAAGAGTTTATCACAAATCTGGAGGGATTTGCAGCGGAAGTAGTAAGACTGCAAATGGGAACAGCTATTCTCATCTCTTTCTAGACGCAGCAGGCAAGTTCGACACAGTTTGTTACTACACAGGAAAGAATAGGGATCTACTAGAACTGAGAAACATTGTCATGATTTTTGAGACAGTACCTCTCATGCGAATTGAAGGTAGACATGAACTTGCAAACAGAGCTTGTGACATATTGGAAAAGTATATGAACATCAAAGTTTTGAGCGATGATGGGTTTTCTCTGGTACACCGAGAACTTACACCCAGTGTCCCCCTGATCTTGAAGCACTACTATCTCTATAGTAATTACGTGTTTCCCAGAGAAAAATGGGATGTTACCAAACCTAGCCTAGGACCTCACGAGTTCTGCTCATCTCACTTTATCGTGATTGATGGACGCTATTTTATGGTACCCCGCTTTGACAGGATTCTAGGAAGTTCCTTGTTAACATCAAAGTCAAGAAGATTCGATCCGACACAAAGAATTGCGATACTGAGCTCTCTCGCCCTTGAAGTTGTAACCCTCATGTTTGACACTAGTAAGCCTTTAAGACAAAGGGGTCTCTTTCTTTACATTTTGAGACACATGCATGACTACTATGTTGAATATGAGACGATGATACACTCGGGTGAACAGTTCACAGGTAGAACTGCTTCAGAAGATGAGTTTTTCAATGGATTGAGCAACGCAGCGGATTTTTGGCAGTACATGCTGGACTATAGAAAGTATCTCAACATCTATGGTTTGAAGGAGATACCCGCAGAGTTGAAGCAATTTTCGATTGAACCTCCTCAGGTTCTCCAAGTGGAAGGTAAGGTCTTCTTGCCTCTTTCACAAAAATTGCTTACCATCAGCAGAAAAATGTCTGGTATACTAAGACATGGACATTTTGGTTTCACTGTGAGAAAAGATGGCTATGTCAAAGTACAAGCCCTTTTGGATTTCTTCGGAATTTCGATGCAAGACATGCGGAATATTGTCCAACAGAATGAGAAACAGAGATTCAAACTCACTGAATTTGGAAGAGAATGGTTTGTAAGATGCAACCAAGGACACTCCCAGCAGATGATGGTTACTATAATGAATGAAAGAGTCACAAGAGGGCGCTTCCCATATGCAATACATGGCACAAGATCCGAATGTATCGAATCAATTTTGAAAAATGGACTTTCAAGGCAGAAGAGACAGCACATCCACTTTGCAACCCCAAGAGGAGAAGTAAGACAAGGTTCGGATTGTTTGATCTATGTCGATTTGAACAGATGCATAGAAGATGGTATTGTTTTTGAAATTTCAGATAATAATATCATTCTGACTCAAGGGAAGAACGGTTGGATTCCACCAAAGTATTTCATTAAGTACAAGACTCCTCTCAAGGAAGTTTTTGTGGAAGAACCGAAAGAGATCATGCTACCTCAGGAAATGTTGGTTGAAGCCTATGATACATGCCCGTACTGCGGAGACAGACCCGACATGCGTTGTAATACCTGTGGATTTGGGGCTTGTGTTTCACATGCAAGACACCACGTGCAGACAGACACTGACCACAAGGTTTACGCATATAAGGGTTTGAACATCAAATGCTCAATTTGTAGTTCTAGTAACATCTTTGAACTCAAATTTGACAAATCGGTAGGACAAGTGCTATGTAAAAAGCACGCCGACTCTGAAGCTATGCCTATTTTTGCTGGTGACAAGTTTAATATCACAGCACAAATTAAGATGACAAACTCAGAGATCGAAAGACTGGTTGCACTGTACCGCAAAGAAACAAGTAGACCTGTAAAATTTGCCATATCTCTGAACCTTTTACAACATGGTTCGGTTGGGCTTTACTTGGAAGAGCTAAGAAGTTGCCACGAAAAGGAACTTGCAGACTCCAAAGACTCAAAGCATGAAGTACTGACCTTGATAGACGAACACACTTTCAAACCTGTCGGATTTCCGATTAATAGGCACAACACTTATTATATCGAACAAGACAACACGATGGTAGTTGTGACCCCAGTGAATATTGGACTATCCTGGTTGGTGGAAAATGTCACGTTGAAGGAAGGGGCTAAATTGCATTCAGTTCGATCAATTTCAAGTCTCACTAAAAATCTCAGTGACTTCAAGACGATTCCGACACCGACAGTGAAGAAATTTCTTACGCTTGATGTGAAAAAGAAAGAGATACCGTCCTTGATTGACACCTCATCACTCAATGAGGAATTGGCAAAAGCATACGAGCATGCACGGACTCATGATATCACAATTGTACAGGGACCGCCAGGGACAGGTAAAACACACTTGGCTTCTTTTCTGGTAAGGAACTATCTCAAGAACAACTTGAAGGTTTTAGTTACTTCCAGCAGCCATGATGCAGTAGATAACATCACAACCGTTTTGATGAGAAAAGTGAAAACAAACTTGTATAGGAACGTACCGAGAGAACATCCGGAAAGAGTTCATTGCAAAGCACCTTTCTACACCAATCAGAAAGATTGTATGATTTTGACTTCGACACTACAAACGAATGTACCACCATCGTTCCATCCTGATGTGGTGATCTGTGAGGAATTCAGCAAGAATACAGACATTGCTTTGATAAATGTCCTCCAGCAGAAAAAACCAATCAGATTTGTTGCTATCGGCGACCCGTGTCAGTTGCAGACCATACATCCAATTGAAGGGATTCCAAAAGACTATGGGAACTACCTACTGTTCTGGTGTAAGAAGAAACCTGAGATGATGCAAAAGCTGAGTCAACAGTACAGAATGGCACGTGAGATTTCCGATCTTGTCAGTGATTTCATGTACAATGGCGAATTGAAATGCAAAGTCACGAAAGAAGAACTTCCATTCAACAGACTGCAGCTCATTACTACGCACACAAAAACGACTTCTATCAGAGGAGGTCTCTACAATGAGGGAACTGCTAAAAGAGCGGTCGAGATTTCAAGTTGGTTGAGAGAATTCTCCCCTGAAAAATCGTGTACCATCATTGGAGATTATAATGTGCAAGTAAACTACATCAGCCATGTGAGAACGGACAGGACAGTCAAGGTCATCACTATTGACCAAAGTCAAGGAGACGAATACGATTTTGTCATTGTTGCACTGAGCGACATAAATCAGTTCACTATGGACCCTAACAGGCTCAATGTAGCCTTTAGTAGAGCCAAGGAAGGGTTGATAATCATATCCCCTAATGACAAAATCAGAAAGTACAGACCGTTCGACAAGATCGAAACTGCATCCCAGGAAGAAGAACCGGTAATTGAAGGTGACAAGTCCCAGAAGAAATATAAAGACTTGAGAAATGAATGTGTAATACCATCCACTTATTTCGCAGAGACTACTTCCCCCTTCGACTTGATAGCTATCGATTTCGAGAGCGTCACTACATCAGACAAGAAGTACAATCATATACCGATGGGATTCGAGCTAGGAGTTCACACAAATGGAATTACCCGGAGCTTTGTAGGAAAACCAGGTCTCTACGATAAAGACTGGAAATTTGAAGAAGTGAAAAAGTATTTTATACCACCGGGCTTCAAGAGCTTCAAGTACAGAATCGCTCGTGCGAACTCTACTTTTGATACTGCACTTTCCGCATTTGTCAAATACGTGTTTGATACATGTTATTTTAGACCGATTTTTGCGACGTATGCATCAGCTCTTGAAAAAGCATGTTTGGTACCTGTCTCCATATTTGGTAATTACAGATGTACCAGAACAAACTGTGAATTCACTCCTTTTTTCTACGAAGGAAGCAGAAAAGAACCGATCCCTCTCTGCAACAAGCATATTACCAAACCGAAAGGATTTGTCAATCCCGTCTTCTTGGAAACACAGACAGAAAGATGCTCTCTAACAAAAGCGCATGAGAAGATATGTACTGACACCCACACAGGAATGGCTCACGAAGCCTCGTTCGATGCTACAATCACATATTGTAGAGCTGAAAAGTTAGGGATGTTCAAAATTGGGTCTCCAGCTTGGGACAATTTTGAGCAAAAGCTTCATTGCAAACCTGACCTTTGTAAAGCTATCCGGACTGTAGAGAAGAATATGCTATCGGCTATTGAAGAACCTCTATGCGATATGGGTTGTGGGAAGAAACCACGCGAGACAATGCACCATGGAGTTGACCCTAGATACAATGGGGAGACATTTGAAAACCATCAGTGCGGCTTGAATTCACAGTATTTTGGAAACAGCCATTATTACGTGAATGTCTCTGACCTCTCGAAAGAAAATGTGTACATTTTTGGCTTCTTTAAGGAAGATAACAATCCGCTTGTTCGCAAGTATAGAGGAAAATGTTACAACACATTCGGTAAGAGGTTACATTGTCATGACATGGTATGCTCAGACATTGCTGGATACACAAAAGAGAATTTCAAATCCATTGTGTCTCCTTGCAGAAAAGAATGTTCACAGAGAAAAGTAGATTTGACAGTCCCCAGCGACGTTATTCTGAAAAATTTCCGATGCATCAACACAGTGTCAACATCATTTGACAGAGCAACATACTCAATTTGTGAAGAGTGCCACCATGAAATAAAGGAAATTCTTGAAGCCTGGCTCGTGATCTACAAACAACGATGCCCAATCAAATTCTACAAATACAGGAAAATGAATGAACAAATTGAAGGAATCATCCGCCCAACATACGAGAAAGAATTCCCCATCAAGTTACCTGGATATGAACACCGTACTCGACATCTTGGCAACACCGTCTTGAAATGCAAGACTTGGTTGAATGAGCTAACGAAGATGTACGAAAGTGTCCCTAACCTCCCTTTGCTTTATTTGGGAGCGCGTAGTGAGACAAACCAAGCACCAGCCGCTGACTTCCTTGCACACTACTTTGAAGTTTCAGCCGTTGATTGCGAGCAATTCAATTCTGAATTGGTACTTGACACACATTTCGATGGAGTGTCAACATTTAGGCCTAAAAAATTGTACAATTATATTTTTTCTGACATTTATTCGCCGACTCCTGACCGCGATTTCAAAGAAATCAGCAGGTTGGTCCAGGAGAATCTTATTGTTGGCGGTCATTTAGTCTTTAAAATTACTTCGCAATATAATCATTTTGAAAGCATAACTGCTCTTTCTTCTTGTTTTGAAAATTGCTACCTATTGGAACCATGTACCGGGAATGTATCAAGTGAAGTCATCGTATGGATGGCGAATTTTGGAGTTGAGCCGATAATGGAACAGCATCTCCAATTGAGGTATTATGGATACATGCAGGAACTTGTTGACAGGAAGAGGAAATTTTCCAGAGTTAACAGCCAATTTAGACTAAAATTGTACACAGTGCCCAAAATCACCTTTTATGAAGGAAACTCAGTGAAGTTTTTCACTTCAGTTTCACCAGATCACTGGGAGTCATGGAAACAATCCCGCTCAAAAGAATTTAATTTAATCTGATCATGAGCAGATCCAACGCAAGCCGGACAAAATCAGGCTTGCCCAATGTCTTCAATCTCCCACCGGACCGAAGAGACAAAGATGTTGCTGGAAGACCCGACCTTTTTACAAAGTACAAACCTTCTTCCCAGCGAAAAAGAAATGCTAGACCGGGCTCTAAAAGATTTCAGGGAAAATCTGGGTCAAATGCTAACGGCTCGCAACAAAGTCAGCCAAGGGTTGGCGAAGCCAAGAAATCAGGCAATCTTGTTAACGAGTCAGCTAGATCTCTCCAACAACTTAATGGTGGACGTGTATTCAACCAACGTCAAGCGCCTCAAAGGAGAAGACCCCAAGAAAATGCAAACACCCAGAGAACAGTCAACTTCAGAGGAGATACCTATTCGGTCTTCAGGACGTTCGAAATCAATGGAGTCAGGGTGCTGGTCTCGTATACGGCAGCTGCTACTGCCAAAGCCGAAACTTTTTCAAACGATAAAGTATCAGCCTCTGCGAGAAGGACCTTGTCTACCATCACTAGCCCAGGTCAAACCATCACAAAGACCGTTGTCACTTACGACAAAGAAGGGCGAGAAGTTCTCCACGACTACACCTTGAAAAAAGTCAGGGTGACAAAAGCAAGTGGGAGGACATGCGACGCAAGTGAGATGCTATACTCTTTTGCGCTCCGGTTTTTCGAGAGATACGACATTGAGACACTGAGATTTGCTGATGATTTTGCTAATGCTCAATTTGCACGCCTTACCCGGTGTTTTAGGTATGCCCTCCATGTGGGGAGAGATGACCAAGTTGCAATACCAGAAGCCAATCTTCTGAACCTAGGTCAAATTTCAGGCCTTGCTAACTATGACGATGACGACGCACTTGTCATCGAGATTTGCAAGATTTTTGAGGTACCCGTCCCCGATGCTGTTTTGATGAAACAGATTCGTGACAGATTTCAGTCGTTCAACTATAGTGGGCCCTACCAGATTTCTCCTCCAAGAAGAGCTAAGGCAGTTGAGGTGAAACCAAGTCCCCTCCTCCAGGATTCCGGAAGCATAAACCCGGTTATCAAAAAAGAGGTTACCAGACCCAGCGCAAAAGCTGGTCCGAGTGGTACAACTAAACCCAAGATACTCGAATCGAGCGATGAACCTGTTCAGGAAATGAAAGGTCCTGTGGAACCATTGGAGAAAGAGAACACCAATGAGATAACCAGGAGCCAGTTTGATGCACTCGTTGCTTTTGGAGTGGACCGTGATGATTACGTTGGCTGTGGAGTCATTTCACAGATCGAGATTGATGGAGTTGACAGAGTCATGATAATGACAGCCGAACACGTGCTTGACAGCGCAGAATCAGTCTACATCAATTTGGCTCAAGAAAATGAATTATGTCTCAGTATTGATGATTGTTCAGTACTTGATGTGAGAGATAGCAAACCGCACGATATCATATTCATTGTCTTCGAAGACCTGAGCATTGAAACTGTTGAAGCACTTGGAATTAAACCAGTCCCATTCAACATCTGCGACACCACCGAGCGAACTGCAGCAATGTCCCTGTGTTACACCTGGGATGCGGGCGTTTGCCCTAAGCTAAGCAACATTGAGCCGACGAGCGTCACATTCAATTTTGATTGTGACCCAAACGTATTGTCAAGGTCATGGTTTGGGAAGAGCGGAGCTCCTGTCATCGTAGATGGAGCTGCTTGCGGAGTCGTTGCTACTTGTGGATACAAACCACTGACAGGCAGAAAGAGTTTCGAATACTCTGGACTCGTTATACTCACCGGACAAGGATGGCAGACTATCCAGGATTTCTCCGTTGAGAAGACATGCTACAGGACAACCAAGAATGATGGTCTGCAAGCAAAGCTTTGGGTTCCTTTGTTGCTATGCCTCGCGTTTCAGGGTAGCACTCAAGCTTTGCACTACTACACAGGGACCACATTGGACACGTTTATTTCAACTTTGGAAGTCATGACGGAGCCCCAGAAAACAATGACATATCTTTTTTCCGACGAGGTGAAAGTCGCTATAGTCTTTACGCAAGATGGCACTGATCCCTACACGAAATGGTTGTTCGCGAATAATCACCCAGTTGCAGTTTTTGGCTTCAATTTTATCACACCGACAGAAGACACTACCGAATACGTTGCTCCGGATTGGTTCGCAGAAGTCATCAATGAGGCATATGTTTGGGATGAGTCCTTCGGGGTCTACAATCGTATATATACAGATATGCATGCGAGGAAATGGCCAAAGACAAAAATGCAGGATTTTGCAACAGCTGTCGGTCAGCTCATGAGCGGAGCTGTGGATCTCCCTTTGTACCCTGTTGTTTGTGTACCAAAGACCACCTCGGGTGTCACATTCAATTCAGTGGTGGGGCTCTCTCCGGAACCATTCATACACAATTATGGATGTGTACCCGCTGTCCCCTGCAAAGCTGCCATCGAATCATACATGACCTCGTCTTGTGGCCCTAGAAATATCGACGGAACAAAGTACATCAATGATTTTCCATTCGTTTCTTTCACTGGGAAACCCTTCGACAGAAAAAGATTTTGGTACAATGGGCCGAAACCTGGAATTGCAATTGATACCATCGAGACGATAGAGGGGCAAGACAGGATAAACGATCTACTGAATGGTATAGTCCCTTCTTTGAGATTGAAGTTGACGCATAATTCAAGACCTATGTATTATTACGACTCCATTGCTACTGACCCCTTGGCTTGGCTAAAAAACAGGACGATTTCGAGCTATAGTACCCTCGACCGGAGCATTTGGAGGAAACCGATGATTCCCCTTCAGAAGTCCTGGCTAACATACCCCAGAGCTTTAGTGATGCCTGACGATCCAACCCTGGCACTGAAGAAACTCTACCTGAGAAACTATCAAATGTCATCGGATGATTCTGCCTCAATATGCACATTTCCTGTAGATTGGGGAAAGTCTCACTACATTGTGTCCGGGGCACTTTGCGGGAGTGAAGTGAAAATCACTAGGGTTCCGTACTTCCCATTATATGTGGCTAAGATCAGACCAGCAACATCTCACGGGTCATATTACTATGACATCAACAGACAGATAGTGAGATTCGTGTCATGTAACCCAGAGACCCTGGAGAGGTTCAATGCCTCTGCACCCAACAACGTCTCAGAGTATACTCGATGCTCCCAGATAGAAATCAACTCCTGGATAGTTCCCAAGGTTACTAACCCCCTATATGTACAGTTAGTGAAGTTTGTCGCCGCTGAGAGCATATATCCTCGCGAACAGGTAATCCCGAAATACAACATATATTTTGAGAAAGCTCCAAGTACTCCTGTTGCAGAATGTACCTCCATTTCAAGTATATTTGCCTCTGAACTGATTTCTTGTTTTCTTATTACAAATGATTCTTCTCTTGTATTGAAGCACTTTGGCGACCGTATATATCTCGTCGACCATGGAACGAAGGCGTTTCATTCTCTAGGCCTAGTTTCTGATGAAATCTCCGTGTACCAAGGAGAAACGCTCAAACCCGAAAACAGGACGTCCAAGCATTGCTTTCCCATACAGAAACTTATGCACCATGGCCCAGCTCCGAAAGATGCTTCCAGTACAATAACCTACGCGAAGTTTGGAAACACCGTGTACAAATTGCCAGCAGGACATGTAACCAATACTACTGCCACACCAGGGGATTGGGCACCACAGAGTGATGCTCCTTCGGATCCTGCGAATGATGGGTCGAGAGACCTCCCAGATCTACCTACTCTGTCCGTTTCTGACGGGTTTGGCTTCAAGGCAGTCTTGCATTGCCAGAATCCGCCTGAACTTCACGTGGGGTTCAGTGAGGATGGGCAGAGTTTGAGACTTCGAAGTCCTGGCAATATGATACGAGTTAGAAGATCAGTCACCAAACAAGAAGGGACAGTGCCGTTCGTACAAGAATTCGGCTATGTCAACCTCAAACTTTCTGAACTTTGCATGGAACCATCCGATGATCAATGTAAGCTTTTTGCCACAGTTGGATCTGATTCCCGTCCCAGAGTTGTCAAATTAACATGGAATGATTGCCCGATTTCGAATTCTGCTGACCAGATATCATACCATCTTGGAGATATGTCAAGAACTATGTGTCGACACCCTGTCCTAGCCTACGTAATTGTGGGTTTGACAAGTGCTGTCCTATTTATCGTATTATCTATGGTCATATATACCTGCTGTGGAGCATGCCTGGCAAAGTGTTGCTGGAAAATTTGCTGCCGTTGCAGAAGAACAAAAAGCAAAAGAGATCTCTCAGAAGAAGAGGTTTCCTTACTCGAAATTGAAAGACCCGCGCAGAGCAGTTCGGAGCAAGAAACTCAACTCTCTTTTCGCAGTGGTAACGCAGGAGGCCGGAAAACAGCAGCTGTCCGTAGAAGCGCGTTGGCTTTATCTATCCTATCTGTAATATTGAATGGCGCCGACGCGTTTGATATTTCTTCAGAAAAGGTCACTCTGGACGGCAATAAATTACTCTACTCATCAGTGATCACTTCAACAAGTGCAGTCACCAATGGCTACACTTTCACTTATGACATTCACCCAAAGTTAGGAAACTTGGTATCAGACCCGAAACGGCTAACTGTGACAGTCCATGATATCCTTTGTACATATCAAAACAATGTTCGATACTGGACCTCAGACGTACACTCAATGTACGAGGAGAAGTACAAATGCTGTGGCACTGCTGATGGAATTAGTGATAATTACCGACTTATGAGTACTGATCAACATGCAATGCTTTATTCACATACTTTTGATGGTGTTTTTCCTTGTGCTTGGAATTGGGGGGCCTGCTTTTGCTGTGGTAGTGATAACCAAGCCAAGACTTTCATGCTCTTTTGGCCCAATAACGATTGGCACCCTAGGAATTATGCAGTGTGTTACAATTCCCACCCTGTCCATTCAATGGCAAAATTAGAGGTTTGTTTGGACCACGTTTGCAAACAAGTGAACGTCTCCCGTCTTAACCCAAGTGTTACTGCTCTCGAAGGCATTGAAATCAGGGTCTCGTCATTGATCGATATTAAATGTGACTATCAGGGGGATTACGTTCTTTTCGATGGCAACATTTACTCAATCTCCTATTCTCCCTATGCTGGAGCTAAGCCTGGAGAATTGGGTGATGTTGCATCCCGTACGACTACGTACACGCTCGCGCCATCAGATTTTTACGCAGCTGAGCTCAAAGAAGAACTTTTCCCAGATGCAGCGAATGGCTTCCGCATCAAAGAAACTGAACCTGGATTCGTTGTATTCCGGAAATCAGTTGATCAAAATGTCATCAGACCTATTAGTCTGAGTTACGATGGCCACACAACTGTGACTGATGTAGATAAACTTCAGTTTACTGTTGAACAACATGATTTGACTGCTGGATCATTGACTGTGCAATTGACCGCAAAAGATGTTGTCTTCGAAGCAATACACCTTTACCCTATTATCACCAATGTCACGTTTTCGACTAGGCATATAGGATGCTACAACTGTGACTCACCGCAGGAACTTAATGTCTCCTTTACTTCAGATATTTTTGCCAATGTGTATTTTTCCTGCTTTCCTGCTATTTGTGTGGAACAAGTTTTCTACGCTCACAAAGGGCATAACATAGGGTCAGTTAGACTACTCCCCTCAGCCAGAAACACACATGTTTGCTTTTCATTTGCAGGACCAAACAGCACTTTCTGCACTCACGTTACTGCAGAACCCCCCAAATCTAGGATCCTCCCAGACGTACATGTCGTTATCGATGGCAATGGAACTTCATCCGGATCAAGTGGTTTTTGGGGACATTTTTGGGGAATTTTTGGATCAATTGCAGCAATCATTGGTGGAATCTTGTTGACCGCCTTGATCATTTACATCATATATAAATGCTGTTTTGCCTCTACTCGTGCATTGACCAGTCTTGCAGTTTTGGCTTTTCAGACCAAGAAAACCAAGAAATTTCGACAGGACCTCACCCCATGGCGTAAATATGGTTAGTGTTGTATACTTTGAGAAATGTGTATGCAAACTTTCATGTATTTCTTTCATTTGGTTTTTCCAACATTTTCAGTCACTTTACAATTTTATTGTTGTGTACCGGCATCACGCTTTAACTCTATAAGCAGGAGATACTTTCCTATTGGGAATATCAGATATCTTGTAGCGTTGTGTAAGTCCATCCTTGTATAGTTTTCATGCCTGTAACCTTATGGTTTTCTTTGCATTTGAATTCTAAAATGGAAAAACATTTTGATTTTATCTTTTCAATCTTTAACCATGTATCTTACAATTTTACTGTAATGTACCGGCATCACGCTTTAACTCTATAAGCAGGAGATACTTTCCTATCGGGAATATCAGATATCTTGTAGCGTTGTGTAAGTCCATTTTCTTTGAGATTGGAAGGGTATTTTCCTTTCTTTAACATGCGCCTTGGCGCCATTTAGACTGTTTCTCTCTTAAAGAGTGCAGCACACAGTGTATACTTTTTCGTTTTGCATGATTTTTGTTAGTCGTATGATACCACTTTGTATACACCAAGGGATAACCCAGTGAAGAGAATTGTCTTCTGGGCTCACGCTTCGTGAAGTGGTTTCATACCAGGATTGTTGTATATAACTAACATTGTATCTTTTAAGTGAGAATACGGTGGGTGTTGTCTAGATAATGCGTGTAAGACTCCATCAGAAAGAGCGTTGTTGAATCCGCTATCTGAGTATGTGTAGCATCGTATACTGCAGCCCCATCTGTCTATCACGACATGAACCGTGCATAGGCTTTTGTTTCTCCGTATACTATAATGCATAATGAAAAAAAAAAAAAAA